TTTGTTGATTTCTTGTATGAGTTCTGCTTTTTCAGATTTATCAAGTGTAAAGTCATCGATTTTATCTACTACTTTTTCTATAATTCCTGCGACTACATTTAACTTAGGCATCTTCCTTCTCTTCTTTCAAAGAAGAATTAAGTTCAGTTGAGAAATGGTTTTTAGCTGCTTGTAATTGCTGTGCTTGAAAATTCAATCTTCCAAGTTGCATATCTAAATCTCTAATTTGATTTACCATTATTTTCTGCTCGTCTTGTAGATCGTCAAAGTTTACTTCTTTGCCATCTTCTAATACGATTTTAAATTCATCTTGTTTTGTTTCTTTAGACATCTGTCCTCCAATATGATTAATAATACTGAATATAACAAATTATGAATATCTACGCATTCTTTTTCTTGTCTTGCGAGAATACTTAGCTCGTTGTTTTCCTGCTTTGGTAGCTTTGCGTTTCTTGCGAGTTTCGTATGCGTATTCTGATTTGGTCATTGCTTTGAGCAATCGTTGAGGAAGGTATCTCTCGCCAGTCTTTTTAGAAGGTTTCCCTGACTTAGTACCCCATTTTTGTTTTGTCCATCTGCGTAGACTTTTTTGTGATTTCTTGAGAGCCACTATCTATAACCTCCACCTGCTCTTTTGTAAGCAAGTGCTAACATCTGTGCTTTTCTCGCACTCCATTGTCCAGGATTACCACCTTTGTTACCTCGCATAAGTTTCTGGAATAAGCGTTTTCTTAATCCAGGTTTGGTGTAGTTTCCTGCTTGATTGACTCTCGATTTTTTTCTTTTCTTTGCCACTATCTAACTTCTTTTCGTATATCTTCTATAATCGTTCTTTCATCAAACCTCATACTAATACCAGGTTCAAAACGCTTTACCTCTTTACCTTCTTTTAATACAATAATAGTTGGCACTATTGTAATGTTCCATTCTTTTGCTATAACAGCACCTATGTTTTTATTTTCAATATCTATTTCTGCGATATAGCACAATTTATCTAATTGTTCTATGCGTACTCTATTTTGGTAATTCCAAGATGCGTTTACTTGCACTACTGCACAATTCTGTACATTCAATAACTGTACATCTTGAAAACTATCCAAAGATACTGATTGCGAGTATAGCGATGAAGTAAACAACCCAAGCACCAATAGCCACATATTTATCATATTTTTCATAATCCATATCCTATTTATTATTCATATCAAGTAGAGTTTTATTAATACTTCTTGTATCTTCTTTAATGTCATCTACTTTTTCTTCAAGTTTTTCTACTTTTTCTTCAGTATTCATAATACTATTACGAATCATCTGATCTTTTAAATCATACTCTGTTCTACTTACTGGAGGTTCAGGAAGCTCTTTAGCTTCTTGTATATCAGCTTGTAAGTTAAACCATAATCCTACTACCATAAATATTGTGACACCAATACTAACAGCAGTTTCTATGCTTAATGTAAATTTTGTATTTTTGTTTACTTCCATTTTTAATCCCTTACCATTTTACTTTATTCGCCCAATATGCTGCACTCATACGCCCTTTGCGAATATTTTTAGCGTGTCGTGCCTTAAATGCCCTTCTTCTTGCTTTTTGTGCAGGTGACTTCGGACTCTTCCCTGCTCCCCTTACTCCTTGCTGACCAAAGCGAATCAGCTTAATTTTTCCACCAGATTTTGCTAATACTGCGTGTGACTTCTTAGGGTGTTTAGGGGTACGCTTCGGTTTATTATAACCTCTGAATCTTATACCCCTGTATGTAATAGCCATTACTACCCTTTTATTTTTTTATATTCAACAATATCTGCTTTAAGTTCAGTTACTCTTGCTTCTGCACTTACTAATTGTGCTTCTGCTTGTGAAATTGCATCATCAACTGGACGCACTTCAATATGATCTACTACTGATACATCTGCACCTGATTCATCTTTCATTGAACGAAGATGTTTAATTTCAACCATTTTAGGTTGTTCAGATGAAGATACTTCTACTGCTTTTTCTGCTATTTTCTTAGCCATTGTATTCTCCTTTTATGTATTATGCTACTTCCTGTAACATAAATTTATATTTTTTACCACTTCTTTTATTAATCAAAAATAAGTCCTCTTCTCCCTCTTGAATTACATAACTACCCCAAGTTCCATCAACATCATTTTCAGAACCTTCGTTAGATAAATCCAAGTCAGCAGAATATATTACTCCCCATCGTTTATCAGAAGCACCCAAATCTTGAGTTCCATCTGCTCCTGGTAATACATCTCCAGTAGTATCTTTAATAGTTAATCTTGTTGCTACACCAGCTTCATCTATTCCTAAATCACCACCAACATTGTATATTTGATATTTATTAGTTGTGCTTTCTAATTCAAGATAAGCACCATGAGAAGCACTATCAGTTTCAATTCTTAATTGTGAGTGTCCACCTGTATCTAATATGTGTAAATCTACTGCAGGTGATGAAGTTCCTATACCGACATTTTGAGAACTATCAATAGTCATTGCAGTAGTATTATTATCAGTTGCAAATTCTAACTTGTGTCCAGTATTTGCAGTCATAAGTCTTAATTTATTGCCGTGATAACTATATTGAAGTGCTGCACCAAAAGCATCGCTTGCACTACCAAAAATTACTGCACCAGTATGTGTACTACTTTCTCCTGATAAAATACTAATACCACTATCACCACTATTTTCTACTACTAATTCATCTCCATCACTATCAGGTGCTACACTTGCATCTCCATTATAAATGTGGACTTTACCTTCAGGTGATGTAGTTCCTATACCGACTCTTTGTTCAGAACCATCAAGAGTCATTACTGTTTGTCCAGTTGAACCACCATCGTTTACTTGGAAAAAGATATCGTGATCTGACTGGTGTTGTCTTATATACAAGTGTCCAGTATAGTTATCCATAAAAGAATTACTACTATGTATAAATCTTAAATCATTGCCATCACCAATTCTTAGTTCGTTTCCATCGCCTATTTTTATGTTACCACTAACGTGTAGTTTTTCTGCAGGTGATACAGTTCCTATACCGACATTTTTTGTAGAACCTTGTATTCTCATTACTTCTTGATAATCGCCACCACCATCACTATCATCAACTCTAAAAATCCAATCTTTATCTGCTGCTACTTGGTCAAAGAAAAAATGATTTGTTTGATTAAATAAAAATCCACCATAAAGATTACTATGAAATAATTGGACATCTTCTCCTCCACCAGCCATATATGCTTGTCCATCTGCAAGTCTTAAATGTCCTGAAAATCTACCTGCTCCTGCTACATCTAACTTATATCCAGGTGATGAAGTGCCTATACCGACTCTATCTGCACTACCATCTACAAATAATAGGTTGGCATCAGTATCTCCCTCTACTCTAAAGTCTAATGCTAATCCTGCATCATTAAAGATTGCACCAGTGCTATTAAATCTTAGTTTGTTTTGTCCACCTACATAGTGAATAACATTATCTGCGCTTTCTTCAAAGATATAAGTATTACCACCACCATCTAAAAATAGTTTCTTAGCAGCTTTTACTCTTGTGTCTTGTAATAAATCAATAGCTACTGCTCCACCATCAAGCACCATATAATTTGTATTACCACCACTACCATCATCATTGCTAAATATAATATCTGCGTCAGTAGCTTCGTTTCTTATCTTGGTATCGCCATTAGCATTTCTAATATATAACTCATCATTAGTGCCTTCGTAGTAAATATAAGCGTCTGAGTGTGAGCCGAAGTATGCTTTTACATCATCGTTCCAGTATGTATTTTTGTGCATAGCTATTAATGTTGCACTACCATCTAATGTTATGTAAGCAGTTGTTCCACCACTTCCATCATCTGACAATAACACTATATCTTTGTCATCAGCATTATTATAAATTTGCAAATCACCTTTTGTGTTATTAATAACAGCATTGGTATCATCGTGATAAAATTCAAAATCATTATCAGTTCCTATAATAAGTTTTTCACTATCTTGTATATATAAACTTGCTCCATCAATTTTTACATCTGCTGCTGGGTCTAACTTTAAATCTCCAGCATTAGTATTTATAACTCCTGGTGAACTATTGAAGTTTAAATAACCATCTGCACTACCATCTATACCAAGACTTAAAATTTCAGTTCCACTACTATTTCTAATCTTTATTACTTCTTGTGAGGTATCTCCATTTGCTTTTATTGTTAATTTTTCTCCAGGATTTTGTCCAATACCAATATCTCCATCATATCCAAACCATACTCTATCGGTATCATTTACAATATCTTTAATTATTAAAGCAGCATTAGCTGTGTGTTGATACAATAAAGCATTTGTAGTTCCTGCAGCATTTTCAAAGAAAAGCCCATTATAATCTCCACCACTAATTTTAATATCTCCTGAAACTTCTAACTTTTTATCAGCTGATGTAAGTCCTATTCCTGTTCTACCTGTGCTATCATCTACAAAGAAATCTCCACTACCTACATTTAAATCTCCAGTTAATGCTAATGTGCTTCCATCAAAAGTAAGATTGGCTTCTGCATTCATAGCATCTGTGCCAGTAGCAGTAAGTATTCTGTTGTTGCTACCATTAGCCATAAAGTCAGATACATCTACACTTATAGTAGTGCTTGATATATCTATACCTGTTCCTGCTGTATCAAGTGTTGCGTCTAACTGCGTTTGAATATTGGAAGTTACTCCATCTGTATAATTTAATTCTGCTGTGGTAGCTGTTACTCCGTCCATTATGTTCAGTTCGGCAGCAGTAGCAGTTACTCCATCTAATATGTTTAATTCTGCTTTGGTAGAAGTAATACCTAAGTTAGTGATCGCATTGGCTTGTTGTGTGCCAGTTAATCCTTGTGAAGCTGTATCTACTCGTAATCTATTGCCTAATGCAGTAGAAGTAGTTGTAGAGAAGTTAGCGTCATCTCCTAACGCTGCAGCTAATTCGTTTAGTGTGTTCAAAGCTGCTGGTGCAGTATCTACTACTCCTGCAACTTCTGCGTCCACATACGCTTTAATACTTTGTTGTGTTGATAGCTTAGTCGCACTATTAGAAGTCATATCATCTTCATCTAATATAGCACTACCACTTATGCCAGTATTGATTACTGGACTTGTTAAAGTTTTGTTAGTTAAAGTTTGAGAACTTGTTAGTTGTACAATATCGCTATTAGTAATAGATGCAATCTTGGTTGCAGTAGCTGCATTCCCAGTAGTATCTTGATTTAGAGTACCTACAACTAAATCTATTGTTCCATCTCCATCTTGATAGGTAGCAGTAATTCCAGTTTCGGTATTACTACTAAACATTGCTCCTACGACATCTTGTATCTCTTCATCTGTTTGGTCAGCAGTCGCATTACTTTCAACTGAATCAAGTTTTGTTTCTTGAGCATCGGTCATAAATCTTTTATTAGAAGCATCAGACATATTTGCTGTGCCAAATGTAGGCGAAGCTCCACTTACTACTGATTGGTCTAATGCTTTCACATCTGCGATACTTGTAAGTTCGCTATCCATTAACGCACCAGCACTTGTTACATTGGCTGTATCGGTTACATCTGCACTTGCTTCGATAGCGTTCAGTTTGCTATGGTCTGCATCAGTAAAGACATTTGAATCTGATGCTGCTTCTACTGCAGTTCTAATCTCTGCATTTGTTTGGTCAGCAGTAGCACTTGCTTCAATAGCATTTAACTTAGAATGGTCATCATCTGTAAATACATTAGAGTCAGATGCACTTTCTACAAGCGTTCTTATTTCAGAAGCTGTCTGATCGGCTGTTGCACTTGCTTCTATAGCATCTAATTTATTCTTTAAAGTTGTTGTAAAATTATTATCTGATTGTGTAGCTACTGATAAATCTATTGTACCATCTCCATCTTCGTAAGTAACGGTAATACCTGATTCCGTATTACTTGAGAACATTGCTCCTACTATATCCTGAACTTCTTCAGTTGTTTGAGCAGTAGTATCTACATACGCTTTGACAGATTGTTGCGTTGGAATTAATGTTGCAGAATTGGAACTCATATCATCTTCGTCTGCAAATGCAGTTATTGTTATAGTTCCGTCAGATAAGTTCTGAAAAGAAGTTGTCCCTGTAAGACTTGCTCCTGCTAAAGGAGCTTTTAAATTTAGTTGTGTTTGTATATTAGATGTAACGCCATCTATATAATTTATTTCTGCAGTTGTCGCAGTCACGCCATCAAGTATGTTGAGTTCTGCTGTTGTAGATGTAACACCATCTAAGATATTAAGTTCAGCAGTAGTTGCCGTAACGCCATCTAAGATGTTAAGTTCTGTTGCTGATGATGAAGTCGCAGTTATCTTTGTTACTGCTGCGTCAATTACAGCTCCACTATGAGTTGAGGTATAATTAGCCATATCTGTCCTTTAATTTATTTTTTGGTACGCAATACAGGGCTATCCGAAAATAGCCCTATATTTAAGCGATCTTAGTTATTAGTCAACATTGTTGAAGTTGACAATACCTAATGATGTGCTATTCGCAGCGTGCGATAACGCAGCACCGAATAATACATCTGCTACAACTGAAGTTGCTAAGTGGTCAATATCATAAGATGATTGAACTCTTGGAGCTACTTGTTGAGCAAAATAAATAGATTCACTTCTAAAAATAGAAGCTGTTTCTGTTGATGATGTACCACCCTCAGACCAGTCTGTGCTTGGGTATAATTCCATACCATAAGCAGAAATTAATCTTCCAGTCACATTTGGGTTTTCAGCATCTCCTCTTTTTTGAGATTCTGTGAAGTCCCCTAATCCAAGTAAAGACATATACGCTTTTGGAGAAGCATACATAAATGTATTGCCATCGCCATAGTCATATCCTGCATCAAGAAGTTTTTCTAATCCACTTCTTACAAGAGCAGTTGTCATTGTGTCATCAGCAGCTAATTGAACATCGTTGCCTGATGCAGTTTGTATCAATGCAGCAATATAGTTTTCAACTTTTTTAGCTAAAGCGTAACCCATTGATTGTGCATAAGCATTAAATAGGTCTGCAGATTCTTGAACTCTTACGATGTCCTCGATTCTTTTCGCTTCGTAGTGATGTTGATCTACTGTTAATTGAATAACACCGTCTGTGTTATTTTGGTAAGTTACTGCAGAACCAGCAGATTTTGCTGCTGCTGTTTCTTCAGCTACTTTAGGTATGTTAAGAATGTCGCCACCACCAGCTAACATAGATGAGAAGTCTTGCACTTGGTTACGAAGAACGAATTTTCTTTCTGCGTAGTCAAGGATAGCATCTCTCCACATTTCTGGGATAAAATTGGCAGCTGTTGTTTTTGTTACATTTCCGTCAGCCATTTTATTTTCCTCCTAAGGAATTTAAAGTTTATCTTTTTTTCTTAAGATAGTGACTTAACATATCGCTGTGCGTTTCTCTTCTCTGCGTACTGGAACTCATTTTCTCAAAGGGGTTGCCTTTAAATTTCTGAACATCAACTTTGTTTTCTACATTGCCGACATTCACACCAGCTTTCTGGTTGAACTCTTCAGTAATAGTTCGGAGAAGTGTTAAATCCTCTACCTTCTCAAATTTTTCTCGCTTACTTTCAGGAATTTGATTTAGTAGGGCGTTTCTTTCTTCTGTAACATATCCATTGAACGCAGTAGACATTTCTTCGAATTGCTTCGACAACTCCGCATTCTTGTTCTGTTCTTCAGAAAGCAGGGTTTTATATTCCCCTTGCTCTGCTAAACTATTTTTACGCTGCTCTTCCTGTTCGAGATTAATATTTTCCATTTTCAATTTTAATTCATTGCGTTCTTTCACAACTTCATTAAATCGAGAGTATGGAACAGCTTGATCTAACTTTTTTTCGTCTTTATTGACTTGAGGTTCTTTTACAGCTTCCTCTATGGCTGTATTCTGTGTTTCTTCAGACATTTTTACTCCTTAAGTGGATTATTATATGGTATTAAGTTAAATATGAATTAAATTAATGACAATTAGAATGTCAAAGAAAATAAAAGAGTTTGAGTTCAAGCAAAAGTGGTTCGATTATATGAACTACGAACCTCACGCAGGTCAGCGTAAACTACACTTTCCAGAGAAGAAAGGTGCTTCATATTTTGTAAATATTTGTGGTAGACGATATGGAAAAACTACTGCAGCGTATCGTGAAGCAGAATTTTATGCAGCACAACCCAATCAAAAGATTTGGCTTGTTGGATTATCTTATAAGAAATCACGATTAATGTTTCGTGAAGTATGGAAAGATATGGTAGCAGGGAAAGCAAACGATATTGAACGAGCATCAGAAAAAGAACAGTATATCAAATTCAAGTGGGGAACAACCGTAGAAGGTATGTCTTGCGAAAATCCAGACTCTCTTGTTGGTGAAGGTGTAGACTTATTAATTATTGACGAAGCAGCAAAGATGCCAAGAAAGATTTGGGATATGTATTTATCTCCTACTCTTATTGACAGAAAAGGGAAAGCTATTTTTATTACTACGCCTGAAGGGTTTAATTGGATATATGACTTATACTTATTAGGGCAAACAGATCCTCAATGGTATAGTGTACAATCTCCAAGCTGGGAAAACGAACACGCATTTCCGAAAGGCGAAAAAGATTCTTTCTTGATGGAAAGAAAAAGAAATATGTCCAAAGAATTATTTGACCAGGAGTTCGCAGCAAAGTTTACTTCTATGGAAGGACGAGTATATCCATTTGATAGAGAAAAAGATATGGGCGATGTTCCATATAATGAAAACTTACCTACCTATTGTTCAATGGACTTTGGATTTAGAATGCCATCAGTATTATGGTTTCAAACATTTAAACAAGATGGTAATTGGCATATTAATATTATTGATGAAATAATTCACGAACGCAATATTCCCACAGATAAGTTAGCTGAAATGATTAAGAAAAAGAATTATCCAGTTATTACTTACTATGGTGATCCAGCAGGTAGTTTCGTACAAGGACAATCTGGTATGGGAGATATTCATATTTTTAGAAAGCACGGAATTTATGTTGAGTATCGTATGGATAAATTATCCAGAGATATACAATCTGGTGTTAGCTATTGTCGTGGATTTTTTGAAAACGCAGACGGATTACGCAGGATAAAAATAGATAAAAGGTGTGTAGGTATAGCTGAAGATTTTGAAGGATATAGATTCCCAGAAGCAGTAGAAGGAAAAGCTATCTCTAACAATCCAATCAAAGATGGCTTCTATGAACACGGTTGTGATGCTTTTAGATATTTTGTCTTGAATAGATTTCCAATTAGAAGTAATTTCGTTGGAAGAATACCAAGATAAAAGGAACGCTAAATGTTTTTAACCCCACAAGAGATTATAAAAGATTCACTAAGCAATTTTAAAGAAGAACAAGCAAAAGCTCGTAGAGAAGAGGTAAGAAAGTTTTTAGATTACTATTCTGGTTCTTTAACCGAACAATACATTGAAGGGTATTTTAAATCTGACGCCTTCCAAGAAATCCCACACTACAATACAAACATCGTAAAGAAGTTTGTAAATCGTATGTCAAAAATTTATACTATCGGTGCTAAGAGAAATGTCAATGATAAGTATGTAGAGCTTTCATCAGTTAAGAATGCTCGTATGAAACAAATGGAACGAATGACTCGTTTGCTTGGTACTTGTGCAACTTATGTAATGTATGATGAAATGGAAGAACGATTTGAGTATCGTCCTATTTATTACTTTGAACCATACTTTGGTGACAATCCATACAGACCTGAAGCTATTGTATATCCTATGATGCACGGACACGCAGACTTGTCTGATACAAATGATTTAATGTATGCTTATTGGGATAAAGATAGACATATTAAGTTTGATGATAATGGAAACATTATTGAAGAAATAGAACACAACTTAGGTATATTGCCTTTTGTTTTCTCTCACAGAGAAGAACA